GCTGTTTTTACAGTAAACGAGGTTACAAAACCTGACGGAAGTACTCAATCTGCTTTTACTTCTGCACCAAATGTAAATAGTCCATATTTAATTTCAAGTACTGATTTACAGACACAGTTATTTAGAGTGATAACAGTTGAAGAGCAAGATGATGTTACATATCAGATATCTGCGTTATCTTATGTGCCTGGTAAATATGATTATATTGAAAATGGAACACCATTACCCGAAAGAAAAATATCTATATTAACAGATTTAAAAGATGCTCCTGGAAACATAGTTATAAATGAAACAACAGTTGTTATAAATAGTATTGCAAGAAGTAAAATAATTATAAGTTGGCAACCTGTCTTAGGTGTAACTAAATATTTAATTAATTATAAATTTGAAGATGGTAATTATATATCAGGAGAAAGCTACTCTCCCGATTTTGAAATACTTGACACTCAAAGAGGAACATATCAAGTACAAGTTTCTTCTTACAATGCACAGTTAATACCATCTGCTGTACCTACTGAAAAGAATTTTGTTGCAGAGGGCAAAACTGCCGTACCAGAAAACGTGCAAAATCTTACTATTGAATCAATTAATGATCAATTCGTCAGATTAAGATTTACTCAGGCTACTGCTTTAGATGTGCTTCATGGTGGTCGAGTGTATATACGGCATACAAACCAAACAGGAAATTCTGCAACTTTCCAAGCTGCACAAGATATTATTGAGGCCGTGCCTGGAAATGCTACAGAAGCAATCTGCCCAGCACTTCCGGGGACTTATCTCGTTAAATTTCAAGACGATGGCTTACGTTTTAGTAATTCAGAAGCCAAAGTTTCTATAACATTACCAGAAATATTAGATTTTATAACTGTTAAAACAGATAGAGAAGATACAGATAGTACACCTTATAATGGTACAAAAAGCAATGTTGTATTTGACTCTGCAAAAAATGGATTAAAACTTACAGATCCTAGTGCCAATGCAACTGGAACATACGATTTTGTTGAGACTTTAGATTTAGGAGGTACATTTTCCCTTACATTAAAAAGACATTTTCAAGGAGTCGGTTTTTATGTAGGAGACTTGTTTGATAATAGAACAGCAAATATTGATACATGGACAGATTTTGATGGTTCGATAGCTAATGATGCTAATGCCGTTCTAGCTGTACGAACAACTACTGACGATCCAAGTAGTTCACCTACTTATGGATCATTTAACACCATGTCTAATGGAATATTTAAAGGTAGAGGTTTTCAGTTTAGAGCTACTTTAGAAACTAATGATGTTGCACAGAATATGAATTTACAACAACTAGGATATACAGCAACATTGCCATCAAGAACTGAACAATCATCTGTCATAGCATCTGGAGCAGGAGCAAAAGCAGTTACATTTACAGCACCATTTTTTGTTGGAACGTCTGGATTAGGTAATCTAAATAGTTTCTTACCATCTGTTAATATTTCTCCTCAAAGTGTTTCTGGCAAAGTAATGGTTACAGGTGATTACTTTGAGCTAACTAATATTACTGGAACTGGATTTACAGTTCACTTTAAAAACTCAAGTGGTGCTAGTATTGATAGAGACTTTACCTATAGTGCTGTTGGTTTCGGCAAAGGAGGGTAATATAGGACAAATCCTAATTAATTATGTCGCTTTCGGTTGCTAACTTTGATATTGAAAATGCTAATGGTCAATCAGTTAGGTTAGATATTCAAGCTGCATTAAAAGCATTGCAAGGACAGAGTGCTGAATCTAGTGACTTAAACACAAGTCAATGTGTTGCTGGCATGACTTTTCTTAACACAACAACCAATATTTTAAAAGTTAGAAATTCTGCTAATAATGGATTTACTGAAATTGGTAGTATCAACTCAGCAAATTTAGGATTATTACCAAAAGCTGGTGGGACAATGACAGGCACACTAACAACAGTTGATGTTGCTTTTCAAGGAGATAACTATAGCGTTTTATGGGACAAATCGGATAATGCTCTTGAGTTTGCTGATAATGCTAAATTAGTATTTGGGAGTTCAAATGATCTTGTTATAAGCCATTCTGGTTCAAACTCTGTATTCAATGAAAGTGGTACAGGCAACTTACAGTTGCAATTAGGAGGAGTTACAAAATTTGAACTTGTATCAGGTGGTGTTTCCTTAACAGGTGGAGCAGCTTCAAATATTACAGCATTATCTGATGGTGCAACAATTACTATTGATATGGCTACGGCTTGCCATCATTCTGTAACTTTAGGTGGCAATAGAACTTTTGCTGCACCTAGTAATCAGGTAGTAGGACAGAGTGGATCAATATTTATTACCCAAGATGGAACAGGTTCAAGAACAGCTACATTTAATGGAGCGTTTAAATTTAATGGAGGAACTGCTCCAACTTTATCAACTGCCGCTGGTGCCACAGATAGAATTGACTATATAATAAAATCAAGTGGAGTTATCCATTGTGCTGTATCTTTTGACGTTAAATAAATGGCAATTATTCCAGGCTCTAAAAATTTTGACGTATACAAAAGATCAGATTTTGGTTTACGTCTTACTCTTAAAGACTCTACGAGTTCTGCAATAGATCTAACAGGGTATACTGTTGCTGCTCAAGTTTGGGATGAGGCTAGAAAAGTTAAATTTGCAGATTGGGGTATAACTTATACAAATAGAAGCGGAGGGATTGTTGATATTAAACTTACAGACACGCAAACAGATAATTTTATTGTTGGAACTTTGAAATATGATGTCAAATTGACCGAGCCTAGCGGAGATGAATACTATTATATAAAAGGAAACCTAAATGTATTTGAGGGTTATACAGCATGAGTACTCCGAATAAAGTCGAAGTATCACAAGTCTCAGATGTTACAACTGTAGAGATAACTACAGTAGGGCCTCAAGGTCCAGCTGCTGCTGGTTTTGAATTTAATGGAGACAACAAAGTTAATGGTTCAATACCTGTATTTAACTCTTCAACAAGTAGATTTGAAGCAACTGCAACCCACACCATTCTTACACTAGTCGATGGAGGTAATTTCTGATGGCAAACACAATTAGAATCAAAAGATCTACAGGATCATCAAACCCAGGCTCATTAGAAAATGCGGAAGTTGCTTTTAGAGAAGGCGATGAAGTACTAATTTATGGTAAAGGGACAGGCGGTGCTGGTGGTTCTGCAACAAGTATTATTCCTATTGGTGGTAAAGGAGCATTTTTTGATAAGGCAACAGTACAGAATGCAAATAAAGTTTTAGCAGGCCCCGGATCAGGATCTGATGCAGCACCTGCATTCCGAGTTCTCGTTGCGGCTGATATACCTTCTTTAGCTCACACCAAAATAAGTGATTTTGATGATGGTGTAAGAACTAACAGACTTGATCAAATGACAGCACCATCTGCTGCTGTTAGTTTAAATAGTCAAAAAATTACAAACTTAGCAGATCCTACTTCTGATAACGATGCTGCAAATAAAGGTTATGTAGATTCTGTTGCACAAGGACTTGATGTCAAAGACTCAGTTAAAGTTGCAACTACAGCCAATATCACTTTATCAGGTACACAGACAATTGATGGAGTTGCGGTTTCTGCTGATGAAAGAGTACTTGTAAAAAATCAAAACACAGCCTCAGAAAATGGGTTGTATCTTTGCAAGGCAAGCACTTGGACAAGAACAGATGATTTGGCGGCAGGTGCAGATGCCGCTGGTGCTTTTGCTTTTGTTG